AAATTGCTCGTTGATGACCTTCGCCACGCGGTCCTGAAACTCTACGCTGAACGGAAGATTCTGCACCCCGGTGTGTAAGGGCTGAGGCATGTAATTGCGAACGTCTCCCCGGACATCGGGGATGTAGGTAATGCCGTTTGGCCCGCGCTGAATCGCGTTTCTCAGAGTCGAAGATGAGACTAGCGGAGGCTCCGCCGCCCGCTGGGCCGTTACTAGATTGGTTCTCCCTATCTGATTCGCCTTGAGAATCGACACGAAAGCGTCATGCGCCGGTCCGCGCCCGTACAATTCGTCTCCGTTCTTGCGCCATCTCCAGGCGACGGTGGGCATGGAATCGTAGCCGCTCTCCTTGATAAGGACATCCTTTTCGTTTGCCAGCGACACGCTATTGCCGCTCACGGCGAGGATTTTCCCGCCCTGGCAGTACACCCAGTCCGATGCCCATTGCTTGCCTTGAGCGTCAATCCTACCCGGCTGGTAATCCGCGCGCGGGTAGACGGCGTGGAGCACGTCGCGCTCCGAGTGCATGTTCGACTCGTAATCCCGCTCAAAGTTCGGCTCGACTTTCTTCATCTCCTCCAAGCCGAACTTCTGCTTGAGTTGCCGGAGCGTTACCCGATAGACGCGGTAAATGGTATCGACGCGCCCATACTGGTTTTCGGCGATGAAGCACTCGCGGAAGTGGGGAACCGTGAAGACATGAGCGGCCCTCTCGATGTCCTCTTCGTCGATCATGTAGCCGGTTCCCGCGCTCGCGCCGTCGCGGATGAACTCGGTATTGACATCGTAGAAGTTGGAGCGGTTGAAGGCCGAGTACATGACCTCCATGCAGTCCTGCAGCCACTTCTGGACCTGGGGGTACTCGTCAATCCGTTTGCCGGTCCAAGCTCTCAAGCGCGACCAGCCAGGAAAGTTGAACTTGCCTGGAAGCGTCAGGCCGAACCAGGGCTGGTTGCGGCTGCACAGATACCCCGTCATGCCGTCCACCAGCTTCCCGCAGGCCAGCATGGCAGTGTCGTCGAAGACGTACTGGCCGGTCGGCTGTCCCGCCCAAAAATCCCTGTCGGTGATGAACCGCCGGCCGTGATTGACGTAGGCGATATTGGCGTCGATCTCCGGTTCCCAGGAAAGTCTCTGCTGAGCCAGAACTTGCAGGTATTTCAGGCAGTCCTTCGCCTTTTGGTCATTGCTCCGGTCGCCTAGTTTTGAGAGAGACTGTCCCCCCGATTCCGAGTACTGCCGGGATGAGGACGTAAGCGGATACATCTAGGCTCCCAAAGTCGTTTTCTGTGTCTGCGCCGGTCCCGCCCCCATAGGCGAGGTCAGCATCGTTGCCGCCATGCCGCGCTGCTTGGTGAGCGCCTCCGCCTGGGCCTGGGCCGCATCTTGCGACGCCTGCGCCTGCTGCGTGGAGGTCTGCGCCTGAGTCGGCGCAGTCGGGGCGGAAGGCTGTTGCGTCATCTCATAAGCCGCAATGCCGGTGGTGGCAGCGCCGATTCCAGCGACAATAAGCGGGATGAAGGGCACTAGGGGCGCGATCTCTCTACCTCCCTACGTTCAGTCCATAATACAACGGGTTGCTCTCAGTCTGCCGATTTTCTCTATCGAGCAGCATTTTTGCTAGATATAGGTCGATCTCCGGCTCAGGGGCGCGGTAGACCGGCTGTTCCAACGCCGCATAGCGAACGCAATCGCAAGCGTCCTTATACTGCTCCTCTGGCTTGTCTGTCCCCATCTTCCACTGATAGTTGAACATATCCTGGATCGGACCTCGATCTCCCTTGCAGCCCTCCGCCGCGAACATCATGCCTGGGAAGCTCTTGTCTTTGAGCGCCGAGTAGTGAGGTTTCAGGTACTCCTTCACGATCTTGTGCCCCAGAGAAATATCTCCCGGAGCGGAGTGGCTCAGCACGATATGCTTGATGCCAGCCTTGTAAAGCTCCTCTTCCCAGGAGGTCGTATCCTCCATTGTTTTCACGGTCTTAGACCCGAACTTCGCGTCGAGAATCACCATCGCGGGTTCGCGGTAGCCGTACTCCGCCCGCCGCACCTGCACTGCCCTTGCGATGGCATCGATGTTCCCGTTGGGCAGCAGGTAGGTGTACCAGTAAATCCGGTTCGCAGGCTTGCCGTTGATTACGATTTCTTCCGGCGAGACTGCTCCAAAGAGCCAACGGGTAGGCCTTGCGTCATGCGGATCAACCACTTCAATCCGCATCCAATCCGGCGGAATCTGAAAGTCCTTATAGATGTGATCTTCCCGGCTCAACTCCTTGTAAACCAATCCACTTAGGTGCCTCCACTCTCCATATTCGCGCGCTCTCCTTTCGTCGGGATCGGTGATCTTCTTGAGGTAGTTGTCGATACCGGCTCGCGGCATGAAACCCATCACCTTGCCGCAACCTGGACAGTGGTCGATTGGCCGGTCCTGACCTGGCTCAAGCTGGTCGGGATCGTTCTCCGGGATCATAATGTCGCACTCCCGGCACCAGTCCTGACAGTTCTCCCAGGTCGAGCACCGGAAGATCGCTATTTCCTGGTCGTCGCCTCCATTGTTGAACGCATGAAGGGTAAGCAAATCATAGATATACGGCTCTTTCAACGGAGTCATGGTTAGAATAGTTGGCGCGTTCGTGCTCATCTTCCCGCGCTCAGCCGCATTCAGGATCGCTCTAGGCGGCGGCTCATCCCAGTGCAGCCAGTCATTCACGATGCCTTCAAAGCTATCCGCGCCTTGCACATAGGAACGGAAGTTGATCGTACTGCCGCAAAGCTGACCGTTGAAGTCGATGGGCAGCGACAGACTCTTGATCGAACCATCGGAGTAACGGGAAATGTCCGACGCGCTGTAGCAGTATTTTGGGATGAATCGAAGGAACAGCGGCTCGATATTCTGCGAGAGCACCTGACCTGCAACTTCGCATCCAACCATCCCGCTGTTGGGAATGCGAATGGGGATTTTGTAGTCGGGATCGTTCTTAGGCAACCAGGGTCTAAACCCAAAGGCATGAGCAACATCCTCCGCCACTCCGCCCGTCGTCTTGCGCGATTGATTGCCAGCCTCGAACAATCGGGTTCGGGGAGTTTTCCCGCGATTGTTCTTGATGCGGATGAACTTTTCCATAGTTGGCGTCATTTGCAGAAACGCCAACCGCCTGTACTCTTTGACCCGCGCTTCCACCGCGTCCAGGGTTGCGGGGTCGTTCGGGTCATAGCCCGCCAGCAGGTCAGGAACGGGCTGAGGCGTTCGCTTTGCCATTGCACCTTCCGTCGTACTTCCATGGGTTGCGGTCTTCCGCTTGAGCCTCGACGATACGGTAACACTGCGAGCAGCTTCGGTAGCTCAATCCTCCATCTCGCGGGACTACCGTGATCGTCGCCCGCCGCGTACAAAACAGGCAGCTTGGGTCTGCTCGGGAGCAGCCACTACTCCTCTGGCGTGTACTGGAAGCTGATGACATCCGTGTCGGTGCCCTTCGCGTACCACTGGTCTAGGTTGATGGCTCCGCTCGTGAACGGGCCGATGCTCACCGAAGGCCCAGCCGTGGGAACCGGGATGCCTTTGGTTGAGGAAACCGAAGACGAGTCTCCGACGTAGTACACATGACCCGCGGGAGCGAATATCAACTGCATCGCCCGAAGCGGGGTGGTGGTGCTGATGAGCGGCGTGTCGCCGGACAGGGTTGCATTCAGTAACGGCATATCCTCACCTCGCTACAATCGTATCACCGTCCGCAACCGGCAGCGTCTCTAGCTCCGCCCGCAACTCCTCGATCTTCTCCCGGTAGTACGCGGCCTTCTTGTCGCAGTCCGCCAGAGAATCCTCGTACCCCTTCACCGACAACTCAAGCGCCCGCCGCGTCCACCCGTTCTTGCTCAACTCCATTCGTCCACCCCCTCACCTGCAATACCAACTCCCCGTTCTCCACCTTCGCCTCCACCCACTTCCCCCGCAGCCACTCCACCGCGCTCCGCTCACTCCGGCTCTCCGGGATCAGCCGCAACCCGTCCGCCTCCAGGTTCACCCGCATCACACCCTCCCCTGCTGCTGGCCTCCCAAGCCGCAGCCGTTCACGTCCATGCACACCCAAAAGCCCTTCGCCTGGCTCAAAGGCTCACCACAGGCTCGACAGACTCGAACATTACCGTTATCACAAGCGGAGGCTTCTCCGGGGTCTGATTGTCTTGGAAGGTCAACCTCAACCGCTTGTCTGTGCTGAACAGCCAACCCACTTGCAAGGTTGGCGATCTTTCTCCGCAACACGCGCACAGCACCTCGGTCGATTCCACCTCCCTCTGAACTTCCATTCACCATCTCCTTCTCTCCAGTCAGATCATACCCGTATGCCTCAGCCAACGTCCGTACCACTACCTGCGCCCGGCTCCTGCCCTGCAACCGTGCGTCAATGTCGATGCACCCTACCAACCCCTCCGGCACCCGAAGCGTGATGTGCTTTGTGTTACCCATGACCACAATAGAACACATGCGAACACATTGTGTCAACTGCGAACACATTGTGTCAACCCCTTTAGACGAAAAATCGGGGAGCGGGACGGGATATCGCACTCCCCACCCGGCACTAGAAGGGGGCCGGGGGTGGCCAGGGAATGCTTTTTGAGGGGTGCCAGCTTGCTGAATCGCACGAATCTAAACGAGTTGCCTGACCCGCAGATCGCCTGCGAATCGAGTGTAGATCGCCTCATAGGGAGCCATGAATGGGGGTATCTTTAGGTGTACTTCGCAGAGACTACGCGCGCAGACGTTGCAAGCATTATACTTACGCGCCGGTTCGAATCCCTATGTAGGATTCACCAGCCGCTCACGGTAAGCCCGCTGGAATGCGGCCTGCTCCGCATCGTGCCGCGCGCGTATCGCATCTTCTACATTCGCAAGGATATGCACGTCGATGCCGGTCGCTTGCCCGCGCAACACTTGAGATTTATCGTGCGCCGTGCCCGCAACCATCATCAAAGCAGCAGCCGAACTTTTTGTTAACTTGCTGTCAGTTATAGACATAAGCGACCTCATAGTGATCGCATCGAAGACATTTACGCGCTGTTCTTGAAATTCCCGGAGGTCGTCTTCTGTTCTTTGTCCTAGGAATTTGGCGAGTACACGGTGTACATGGGCAGGGTCACAGCCTACACGCTTGGCGATTTGAGCTTCGCTCATCTCTGGATACCGAAGTTTCTCTCGGCGAACCAAAGCTGCTTTATCTCCCTTGCGCATCTTGACTACCGGATTGTCTACGACCGGCGTTACCTTGGGTGCCATGAGAGCGATTATCTACCGGTTGGCCGGCGATCTGCAAGACCCATAGCCATCGGGACTCCTGCGGCCCGTTGGACGCAGGGATACCCTCTACGAAGTTTTTGCTTGTTTCTCCCTTTTCAGTACTTTAGTACCATTTTCCACACTTTTCTTTACTTTTCTTCTTGACAGAGGTTTGGCGGAGGCGCATGATTGGCGATAA